GTCAAAGAACTTGGATCAGAAGGACTTGTAGGCTTAGCAGCAATTTGGGTACTTTGGGGAATTTATTCCAAGAAGTAAACTTATATCATCTGACAAAGGGTGATTAAACCCACCCTTTTCACTTTTTTACATTATGACTAAATACTTTAATAGTAATTGGCAAATTGATGAAAAATTTATGAAGACTAAATACAAATTGATAGTAAAGGAAACTGGAAATTATACTTCAGATTCTTTAAGCAGTCTAATTTGGACTGTTTTTAAACATCGCTGTCATCATCTCTTCAAAGGAGAAGGATGGCGTGATTGAGGTTGACCAATAGTGGTAACCTCTAACTTACTTCAAGTCCACGTGCTGAGGATTGAAGTACAATATTAACCTCGCTTTACAGGAGGCCCTATGTATACATTAGCACCACACACATTCCCCACACCACAAGACTTACAGAAAATGCTCGGATTCAGTGTTGGATTCGATGGATTTTTTAATCGTCTTACTAATATGGACATCGCCCAGTCGGGCTATCCACCATATAACATTCGCAAACTTAATGATCTACAGTATGTTGTTGAACTAGCTCTTGCTGGTTTTTCAAAAAGTGATATTGAAGTAGAAGTAACTGATGGTACTCTTACTATTCGTTCTGTTACCGCGAAAGATGGTGGCGCTGATAATGATGAAAACTTTGTACATCGTGGAATTGCCAAGAGAACTTTTTCTCGGCAGTTCAACTTGAGTGATGATATCATTGTTAAGAATGCCGATCTCCAAGACGGTATGCTTATTGTGAATCTGGAACGTGTAATTCCAGATGAGAAAAAGCCTAGACTGATTCCCATCGGTCAATAGCCACTGTGGTGCCCCCAATCTCGCAAGATTGGGGGATTATAAATAAATGTATAGATTAATTGAAACCTCAGTAGGAGAAAACAGTGGCAAAATCCAGAAAAATGAAATCTAAAAAAGAGTTAGAAAAAGAAGGTAGAACTCTTGGAATAGAATTAGACCGAAGACATAGTAAAGAAGACCTTATAGAAGAATTGGAAGCAGTAGAACCGGCTTCAGCTGATGATGTAACTTGGAATAGTATTGAAGAATTTACAGAAGCAGTAACTGCAACTGGAATGATTTTTGATCGGGATTTTATTCCTGTTAATATTGAAGCCCTTTATGAGGCGTTCACATCCAATCCAGAAGAATTCAAAGAAACCCCAGCTTACAAATTTTTAACACAATAAAGGATATACATGGCACACGCACATAAAGGTAAAAAGAAAGTATCTAAAGCAATGGGGGCGATTTTAAAAGCTCCTAAAAAAGTTGAAAAGGTAGTTGAGACTGTTGCTAAATACGTCAATAAAACTCATTGGGATACTAAAGAAGCATTTGCTGCAGCAATAGACGCATCGGGTATTAATCCAAATGCAATAAATGTCAACTCAGAATGGGATTTTTACCAATCAGATAAAGATGGTTACAAGAATCATCTTAAATTGGAGAATTAAAATGGCACAAAAAAGAAAAGTATTAAAAGAAGTTCTTTTTGATGATGTGGAAGAAAAGATAGAATATGATTTTTTAACACGTGACCAATTTTTCACAAAAGTACCAGAAACAAGACCAATGTCGGTACGTGGTATAGAAATGTGGGAAAGATACCTACAAGATCCGAAAGGATTTAAATTTTAGGAGAATATTATGTTACCGTTATTATTATTTAATGTTATTTCTAGTCTTGTCATAGACAAAGCAACAGATTTAGCAATAGAGCATGTGGAAAGTATGATAGATGATTTACTTCCAGCAAGTGCAAAAAAAGAATTAGACAAAGCTATAAAGGAAGATCCATCACATACATTTGATAATGCTAAAGATGCATTAATGGGTGCGATTGAAGGTAAATTACCAATAGTCAAAGCGGATGGAACAATTAAACCAATAGAAATGACATTTACAGTTAAATATGATCCTACTACTGGATCGATTGATATAGATAAATCTTAGGAAGGAATATTATGGCAGTCAAGATACCACCTTATAATGGACACCTAACAAAAAACTTTGGGTATCAAGAAATGATAAAAAGTTCCACTGCTGACCGATTAGGTATTTCAAATGATGCATCAAGAGAACACGTTATCAATTTAGTCAATCTCTGTAATTTTATTTTACAACCAGTAAGAGAAGAATTTGGAATTATTCGTATCAATAGTGGATATCGTTCTCCAGCATTGAACAAGGCAGTAAACGGATCAAAGACAAGTCAACATTGTAATGGACAAGCAGCAGATTTTGAATCTACAAAAATTTCAAATCCAAACCTTGCAAAATGGATTTCTGAAAATTTAATATTTGACCAACTCATTTTAGAATTTTATGATGGAGTTGACCCAAATAGCGGATGGGTACATTGTTCTTATGTTCTTGATGGGAGCAACCGCAGTAAAACAATGACGGCTCTAAGAGTCAATGGGAAGACCCAATATAAGACAGGTCTTCTCTCATAGGAGAAGATGTGAAAAAAGTAAGAAATTTTCTAATAGGTATCATCCTCAAAATATATCTCCAAGTATTATTTTTATTTGGTGCATATTTTAGACGAATTCAATGGATTGACAAACAGATCAAATTGTGTTATAATACATTTGACAACTTAGAAATCCCTTATCAAAAATATTATTAATGTTTTATACTAATGTACAACCTCATGGTAATTACATTGCTTTAAGAGGTGTTAATGATCGTGGTGAATCTTTCAAAGAGAAATTAAACTACGAACCTACCTTATTTGTAGAATCTCATAAACCTCAAAATCCCCAATGGAAAACCCTAGATAATCGGAATGTTGCTCCTGTGAAGTGGGGCTCTATGAAAGAGTCACGCCAAGCCATGAAAGAGTATGGTGGTAATGTTTTTGGGTTTGACCAGTTCCAATATTCTTTTATTTCTGATAATTATCGTGGTATGATTGACTACGATTTAGATAAGATTAAGATTGGATATATTGATATTGAAACTAGTTCTGAACATGGTTTTCCAGATGTAAGAAATGCGAATGAAGAAGTCTTGGCCATCTCTTATCGTTGTGGAGAAACTTTTAGAGTATATGGTTGTCAGGGATATGAACCAAGTGAAGGTGTTCTGTTTGTTCCCTGTACATCTGAAGAACATCTTTTACTTGAATTTGTGAATGATTGGAGTATGAATTATCCAGATATTATTACTGGATGGAATTCAAGGTTTTTTGATATTCCATATCTTGTCAATCGTATAGTCAAGATTCTTGGTCAAAAAATGGCTAACAAACTTTCACCTTGGGGTTGGTATAAAGAGAACGAAATAAATCTATTCGGTAATAGAAAACAACAGGTTTTTGAACTGGTTGGTATTTCAAGTATTGATTACATGGATGTTTACAAGAAGTTTACCTATGTCAATAGAGAATCTTATTCTTTGAACCACATTGCCTATACAGAGTTGGGTGAAAAGAAATTAGATTATTCAGAATATTCTTCACTACATGAACTATACAAAACAAACTTTCAGAAGTTCGTTGACTATAATGTTCGTGATGTTGTCTTGTTGGAAAGATTAGAAGAAAAGCTGAAACTCTTGGAGATGATTATTTCACTTGCATACATGGCTAAATGTAACTTCAATGATGTGTTCAGTCCTGTGAAGATGTGGGATTGTATTATCTTTAATCATTTGAAAGATCAACAAATTGTTGTTCCACCAAAGAAACATGAGACTAAAACAGAAGCATACGAAGGTGCTTATGTGAAAGATCCTCAAATCGGTCGGCATAAGTGGGTTGCTAGTTTTGATTTAAATTCTCTGTATCCACATCTGATAATGCAATATAATATTTCTCCTGAAACTCTTGTAGGTATGCATACCGAATCTGGTTTAGTAGATGCTTTACTTGATAAAGAATTTGACGTTGCTTTTCTTAAAGAGAAAAATCTTACCATGACTCCAAATGGTTCTTTGTATACTCGTAAAAAACAGGGGTTTCTTCCTGCTCTTATGGAAAAGATGTATACAGACCGCGTCAAGTATAAGAATCTGCTGCTTACAGAACAAAAGAAAGGTAAGGCTGCAGATACTAATAAATTGGCTCAGTATCATAATATGCAGATTAATTTAAAGATTGCTCTTAACTCAGCTTACGGAGCTCTTGGTAATCAATGGTTTCGTTTTTATGATGTGAGGAATGCTGAAGCCGTATCAGTTGCGGGTCAACTTTCCATTCGGTGGGCTGAAAGAGCAGTCAATCAATACTTAAATAAAATATTAGAAACAGAAAACGATGATTATGTCCTTGCTTCCGATACTGACTCTTTGTACGTTACTCTTGATTCTCTCGTACAAAAGGTAGGTCTTACAGATACAGATAAAATTATAGAGTTCATGGATAAGGTTTGTGAAGGTAAAATTCAAAATGTGATTGATAAGTGTTATGGTGAAATGGCTGAGTATGTTAATGCATTTGAACAAAAGATGGTAATGAAACGTGAAGTCTTAGCAGAGGTTGGTATTTGGACTGGCAAGAAACACTACATTCTGAATGTTCATAATTCTGAGGGTGTTCAGTATGATGAACCTAAATTAAAAATTATGGGTATCGAGGCTATCAAAAGTTCTACACCAGAACCTTGTCGTAACGCGCTCAAAGAGGCATTCAAGATTATGATGAATGGAACAGAAGATGATGTAATCAATTACATTGAAGAATTCAAGATTAAGTTCAAGACACTTCCTGCAGAAGAAGTTTCTTTTCCAAGATCGGTAAAAGGTCTTGCTAAGTATCATGATTCAGCATCAATCTATCAAAAGTCTACACCGATTCACGTTAAAGGTTCTCTAATCTACAATAAGATTTTACAGAACAAACGATTGACTAGAAAGTATCCAAAAATTCAAGAAGGTGAGAAGATTAAGTTTGCTTATCTAAAAGAACCTAATCCAACTGGTGATACCGTAATTGCTATGTTAAATGCTTTACCAGATGAGTTTGAGTTGAAACCATACATAGATTATGAAAAACAATTTTCCAAATCTTTCCTTGATCCTATAATCGGTATTCTCAATGTTATCGGCTGGGAACATGAAAGAAAAACTAATATTATGAGTTTCTTCACTTGACAACTTCTTCAAATATGGTATAATAAACGTATGTTAAGTATTAATAGAATATTTGTAGGGTTTTTCCTAATAGGGTTTTTGTACGCTGTTGGTGATATAAATCCACTAATCGGAGGACTAGCTGTAGGACTTTTGTTTGGTTTAACAGATTATACCAAAGAGAGTAGGTAAAATGAATATTTGGGTAGAATGGTTTAGACAAGAAGACTCTAAAAAAAATACTTGGGCGCAAATGAGGGAATCGGCGAAATGGAACCCACCAAAATCAACAGAAATTTATAGAAGATTTTTCGATAAACACATAGATGCGGCCGAGTTCGCAAAAAGAAAGAATGATGAGGGATATCATGCATCGGTTAAAAGTGATGGAGCAGCTTGGTATGGATGATGATTACAGCTTTGGTGGTTGGCTTATAGAAGACCTTAAAGAACACTACAAAAATTTGAAGGAACAAAGACAACATAGTGAACTATACAGTGACCGTGCAGAATTAAATAATATGATGATAATTGTTTTAAGAGAAATACAATCAAGAGAAAGGAATTCATAATGGAAAGACAGAAAGTTGAACAAGCCGGAGCCATAAAATCTCCCGAAGAAGTAAAAAAACAAAAAGATCTTCATGATTCCCACCTTAAAACGAATAACGCAAGAGAAAGAACAGAATATGATGGTCTTACTCTTAGAGAAATGAGAAGAAAACACGCTATTCCCACCTCAGTTGGAGGTCTAGAAATCCTTGAGGCTTATAACGCTGATAAGCTTGGTACTGTCAAAAAAGAAGAATCAGCAGAAGAAATTGCTCATCAACGTAAAGTTCTTGAGTCAGCCAAAATGGAATTGGAATGGGATCGTAAAGAACGAGATTCCAGAAGAGATCTTGAGGGAGAAGAGACTGAAGCAAGAAGGTCTAATCCAGAAGAATCTCAAGCTCGTAGATATAATCCTCAAACTGGTGTAGGTGCAGATGTTGAGAGGGGTGTGTTTTCATCTGACCATCTTGATACTGGTTATGGTTTAGCTTGTGATATAAAAAGGGTTGTTATATATGAAGGTCTTCCTAGAGATCCACAAACAGGCCAATCGGTTGCAACCAGCCCGCATGCAGGACAATTCATGCTCCCAGGCCAAGTGTTAGAACGTACTATAACATTAGAAGGTCACATAGAAATAGATAAGTTTTCTGTTGAAATGATGACTCTTGAAGATGTTGTTATTTTAAGAGATTTATGTAATAACCATCTTAACTCTATGGTTAAAAAAGTTTCAATAGTTAAATAGGAGAATACGATATGGAAATGGGGGATAATTGGCAGGTGAATGCACCTTGGGCTCAATTAGTTGCAAGTACAAAAATGCCAGATGAATTATTCAAAACTACTTTAGAATTGACTGATAAGATTTATGAAGATGTAAATCGGGATAGTGCGGGAGGATCACTAGCTGGACAAATACACCATGAATATTTTATTACACAAGAAAAGCTTATTGAAACTGGATTAATGAAGTATTTTATTGAAATGACTGCCAAGTATTGGGGAACAGTTCTTAATAATGGTAATCTGTGGCAATATTGTGATAAAAAATTTGAACACGGGCCACATGGATTTAATTATGCATGTAAGGTTGTAAGTGCTTGGACTGTTCATCAGTTTGAGAATGAATATAATCCAATACACAATCATTCTAATTGTAAGATATCTGCAGTGATGCATTTAAAATTTCCAGAAAAAATTGACCCACCAGTAAAAGAACATCTTGAAGGACTTGATGGAGCTTTAATATTTTCTGGAATGGGTGATGCAGATGAGTGGTGTACTAATCCAGTAATGAAGTGTGACTCATCAAATGTTGGATGGTTACATCTTTTTCCAAGTTCATTGCAACATTCAGTTTATCCATTTAAGGGTAAAGGAGAACGTAGAAGTTTATCTTTTAATGCAGATATTATTTCTCAAAAACATCTGGATTCAATTACTGAACAAGAAAAACTTAAATATGAAAACGAAAAAGCAGGGATATAATTATGAGAGTAGGGGAAAATTGGGATGTGCATGCACCTTGGGCACAGGTGGTTTGTACAACACAAATACCAGAAGATAAATTAGTAAAATTTTATGCAATAAGTAATGAAGTATTGGATGAATCAAAAGCTACTGATGATAATTATGGTAGTGGAGTGATACCATTGCCATGGAGGATTTCTTTTGATAAATTTGGAAAATATGGTGTAACAGATTATATTATGGAAATGGTGCAACACTATATGGAAACCATTTTAAGTAATGGTAATGTTAAAAGTAATTTGGATGACATAATCCCGGGCGGGCCACATACACATTGGCATAGTAGAGTTGTTGATGCATGGATTGTGAGTCAAAAAGAAAATGATTATATTCCAGTTCATGCTCATGATAAAGTTGCATCATTTGACAATCTAACAGAATCTTGTAAAATTTCTGGTATTCTTTATCTCAAAGTTCCAGAACAGATAGAACGTAATACTAATGATATAGCAATCAGAGGTGGTAAAGACGGCCAGATAGTATTTACAGGAATGGGTGGTGCTGATTCATTTTCAACTACAACTGCGTTAAATATTATTCCAGAAGCTGGTCGGTTGTATCTATTTCCTAGTAGTTTGAATCACCAAGTTTATCCATTTAAAGGTGAGGGCGAACGTAGAGGTATATCTTTCAATATTGATGTGATTTCAAAAGAACAGCTGGATTCAATTATTGAACAAGAAAAACTTTATGAAAACGAAAAAGCGGGGATATAATTATGAAAATGGGAGAAAATTGGCATGTACATGCACCTTGGGCACAACTAGTTTGTTGTACAGAAATACCAGAAGATAAATTAGTAAAGTTCATGGCAATAAGTAATGAAACATTGGATGAGGCTAAAACCGCTGAAGATAAAGATAATTATCATGGTGGAATAATACCGCAGCCGTGGACAATTATGAATGATAAATTTGAAAAATATGGTGTGACAGATTATATTATGGAAATGGTTGAAAAATATATGCAAACTATTTTATGGAATGGTAATGTTCAAAGTAATTTGAATACCACAATTCCGGGCGGGCCCCATACACATTGGCATGCAAGAATTGCTGGTGCATGGGTTGCGAGTCAAAAAGAAAATGATTATATTCCAGTTCATGCTCATAATAATCAAACAGAATCTTGTAAAATTTCTGCTGTTCTTTATCTCAAAGTTCCAGAACAAATAGGGTGGACAAGAGAACAAATAGAAAGAAAAGATAGTAATGAAATGAAAATTAGGGGCGGACAAAATGGTCAAATAGTTTTTACTGGTGTGGGGGGTGGTGATCTATTTTCAACTACAACTCACTGGAATGTTCCACCACAACAAGGTTGGTTGTATCTTTTTCCTAGTTCTTTAACTCATCAAGTATACCCATTTAAAGGTAAAGGTGAAAGGAGAGGAATTTCCCTTAATATTGATGTAATTTCAAAAGAACAATTACAAGCAATAGAAGAACGCGTAAAGACACAAAGAGAAGGCCTAACTTATAATGATTATAAGATTGATACTGAAGAAGACGCAAAAGCTAACTCAATGGGGTATAAGGTTAAATTATGAGTGATTATTTTGATGAATTAATAGGAGTAACAGGAAACCAATATGCATCCAAAGTTTCAGATGGGATGCTAGGGAGCGTAAATGAATATATTGATACAGGAAGTTACATACTTAACGCACTTATTTCGGGAAGTATTCACAAAGGTTTACCGTCCAATAAAATCACTGCTTTCGCAGGAGAAACTGCTACAGGTAAAACCTTCTTTCTATTGGGTATTGTCAAACAGTTTCTTGCAGACAATCCTAGCGGTGGTGTTCTTTATTTTGAGTCTGAATCTGCTCTTACTCCAGAAATGATTGAAGAAAGAGATATTGATACAAAAAGATTT